GTACGTGGCACCGCCTGAGTTATGCAGCCATACGGTTTGGTCAAAAGTTGATGCAGCTACTAATAACGTAGCTGTAGTACCTACGCTTACTTGTGCGCTAGTTGGCATTTTCTATTCCTAACTTAGTGATTAAAACCCTGACCTTTTCAGGGCTTAGTGCTATCTCAAAATGCATTTCGTCTTTTCTAGTCCAATCTCCGCCCCAGGTTAGCCCGTACTTTTTAGCCAGGGCACGGATCATAGGTACCTTAGCTGCATCGAACGTGCCTACCTTGCCTAAAGGGTGCTTTGTAGCGTTAAGGTCTATAGCTGTGCCGCTGGCGTGGTTACTTAGTTTGCCTACCACACCTCTTACGTCTCTGTAGGCATAGCCCCAATCGTCAAACGTGCCGCCTTCTATTGGCTCTATTAGCTCGTTAAACTCTTTAGCAAAGTTAATAAGCAACGGCGCTACCTTTTCGGCGCAACGGATTTTAAGGCTTGTGCCCTCAACCTTAAAAGGCTTAACGCCTATCTCAGCCTGCTCCTTAGATGCTGGCCAGCCGTTGTAGCTAGTCTGCATCTGTAACTATTGGTGTGAAGTGTTCCGCCTCAGGATTTAGATAGCGTTGGTAGTCTGAATTGGCTTCATCTTTAGGAATAAAAGAAATTGACCCATCCTCATTTTGTCGCTCAATAACTAATTCGTGTTCAATGTAGTTTGTCATTATAACTCCGCGCTAAGGTCTAGTTTGCCTGTTGTAGTAGTTGTGTAACAAAGAGACGCATTTCCAGCAACTAAACCTGATGCTACTGTGTAGCGTATTTCCAAACTGTTAGGCTTAATAGCGTTGGCTTGCATAGCCGTTGTTGCTATATTGTTTCCACCTGCACCTGTTGCAAAAAAGTCAGCATTTCCTGAAAAAGTTGCAGTTGGTGAAATACGCATTTTAGGATACTGAAGAACACCATAACCGCCAGTAGTGGCAAAGTTTTGGGCAGTAACAATCATCTGCTGACCATTACTTCCACCCGCTGAAAAGTCTGCAATACGATTAAAGTAATAAAGGCAAGCGGCTAATTCTCCTTGAAGTGTTCCCGTTGCAGTTTGGAAATCGGTAGCAACTGCACCCTTCTCTAATTGTACGCCCCAAAACTCTAAAGTGTAGGTACCAGTTGTAGGCAATAAAATCTGAATACCAACAAAGGATGATGTACCTACTGTTTTGCCTGAAATTGAAGGCATTGTAAATGAATATGAATACCTTGCCCAAGATGTTGTTGTTGTCCAGCCTGGAGTAAATCCAGTATAAACCTCAGCAGATCCACCTGAACCAAAGTTTTGATTTATCTGTAATGTAAAAGTTTTGGCTGCATCTGTTTTAGCCCAAAATGAAACTGTTACTGTCTGACCAGCAAGTGTTCTTACATCTTCGATTCTTTGAGTTAGATTATTGTAACCTTGTCCAGTTGGTGCAACAGTTGTGGCATATCGCATATAGTATTGAGATTCATAACCTGCTACTGGAGCGGTTCCTGGAGTAAAAGTCTGCTGGCTAACTGTGCGTGTTCCGCCTGTGCCATCTGCAAAAACCATAAATCTATCTGCGGTGTAAATACCTGCTGGCGCTGGCGTAAAACTTGTACCGCGCTGCCATACATTAAACGCGCCGTTAATGATTGCGTTTTTACCTGCTGCGTAAGACCCGCCGCCATAGTTTGCTACATCAAAAGCTAGCGTAACGGTGCCTGAGGTACCACCGCCTGTTAGACCTGTGCCAGCTGTTACGCCTTCAATATCACCTGTAGCACCTGAGGCTACCCAAGCTGCACCGTCATAATACCAAAGGCCGTTAGTGTCTTTAGTAAAAGCAAACTGCCCCTCTTGTGGTGAGGTAATGGCTGCATCTCTTGCTGCCGTAGATGCAAACACGTTAATACCTTGCATTAGGTAGCCGTTAGTGTCAGCTGCCGTAAGTACCTCGCCAGTAGTAAAGGTCTTAAAACCTAATCCAGCTGCCATAGTCCTAGCTCCTTAATAACTTAATACGCCGCTGTCAAGCAAACCGTATATGGATGAGTCTAATATAAAGCCGTCAATAATTGGCTCTAAAGTGGTGAGTGTTGTTTTCCAGCTATTAGGCGTAATGCTCATAGCCACGCCAAACACCTGCAAAGTCTTAGTTAGCGTTGATCCGCCAGGCTGGTTAGTTGTAATAGTTACAGGGTCAAAGTAGTCCAGGTCTAACGCTGCAATAATGCCTAAGTTGTAGTTATCGGTATAGAGGTCTAGCTGTATAGCATCGCATCGGATACTAGTCTCAGCCCTAGATGCAACGTATGCCTGTGCGTAATCTAGGGCTACGGCATCGGTCTCCATTAACAGGTTTTGCTGGTTGTAGCTATGCACAAAGTACTTATCTATGCTGGCTGAGTTAGTAGCTACCTGGGCCGTGCCCCCTGTACGGGTAACGCTGGCTGAGTTGTAAACTAAGGTATCGTCAAGGCGCCACACCGCATTAAAGTAGCTAATATCTGTGCCATTATCGTTAAATACTGTAGGCGTAGCCCCTGTACTGCCAGCCGTTACGTTACGATCTTGAAAGACAAACGAGCCAGCGGCATCTACATACAATGCCCCGTACTCGCTAATCTCTACCGTTTGCATAGCTGCAAGGCTTGTGCGGGCTGTGCCAGGGTCTGCCTGCATTGTGGTTAAACCTGCATCCACATCACGCATAGAGGCTGGCCAATCAATAGCATCTAACAGGGCGTTAATTCTAGCGCCGCTTAGTTGACCTGCTGAGGTGCCCGCTACGGTACTAATCTGTGCATTTTGTGCGAGTCTAAAAGCATCTACCGCTTGGATAGTGGTATAAACCACGTCATTAGCGTTTTTAGGTGTAGTAGTTGTATAGCTAGTAATAAAGCCTGAAAAGATAGGGTAAGTAACAGCCCCGTAAGTAGCTGTAATCTGTACCTTACGCATAGGCGTTAAAAGCTGAAAATATGGGCTGGCTGGGTTTTGAGGGTTGAACGCGCCCGTTTGGTCAACGATACGCAGCGATAGAGTGCCAGTTTGGAATTGGTCAGCCTGAGCGTTACGGCCTCTAATAGTTTGGATGCTGTCCACTACGTTGGATACGTCCACGATAACGCTGGCGCTATCTGCTAATACGTTTGTGCCTAATATGCCGCTATCTAAAATCATAGCCTGAGCAAAGCTAGGGCCAGTACTAAAGTTAATAACAGCGTGTACTGTAGGTACTGTCATACTGCTATGGCCCCTGCGTAGGTAGTTGTATAGCCTCGGCGTGCTATCTCATTAAGAGCATTTTGCACGGCATCTACAATTATATTTTCATCTCCTACGGCACCTGCATTTACATTGACTATAACCGTGCCAGCATCGCTAGCGCCTCTGTTGCCTCTGCTTTCTTTGAGATATTCATCAACGCTAGAAAAGCCAGGTGGTAGCGCCACATAATTGGTATCACCTATGCCGCCGCCTCTGCGCCCGCCGCGCTCGGTTTCCGCCTCTACTGCATCAAGAAAATCATCTAAAGGACTAGGGCCAAAAGTTGAACCACGGCCTGCATCTTTACCACGGCCACCTACGCCTGCCCCAGGTAATCCTGGCGTAATAGGTGTTGGAATTACAACGCCTGGGATAGTCAACGTAGGGAACTTAAACTTAGCTAGTAGGTCTAGGGCAGCTTGTAGGTTAGCCAGGTTAATTAGATCGGTTGACTTCATACCTGCTAAAACCCTATTTATGTCTAGCAGCTTGGCATCTTGCTTTTGCAAAGCGCCTAATATCTTTAAGTCCTCGTTTAGCTTGGCCGTAGCCTTTAATATGGCTGCTTCATCCTTTGAGGCTATTGCATCCTCTAGGGCGTTTATATCCTGCTTAACCTTTAAGCGCTGGACGTCATTAGCAATAGCTAGTATCTGTGCCCCTGTGGTTGCCTTGCCTAGCGCCTCAGCCTGACCTATAAGCGCAGCGTTAAGTTGGATTTTGTCTAAATCAAAAACATCTGCGCCCTTGCTTAAAGCTAGGTTAGCCTTGTCTATAGCTAAAGATAATTTTTTAGCATTGGCTGCAGCTAATAGCGCCGCCGCTGTTTTCTTAGTCTCTAGAGTAATCTTTTTAGCATTAGCAAGGGCTAACGCATCGGCTGCTTTTTTAGCATTGTATGAACTAAAGCCACCTGCCCCCGCAGACTTACTAGCAGCTCTTGCTTTATCCTGCGCCTCAAACTCTGCAAAGGCTTTGTTAAGATCGCCTAGCATATTAAAGGCACCGCTGCCAGTAATTATGTCTAATACTCGTGCAAAGCGTGCAGCGTAAATAATGGCAGTACCTATAGCGCTTGACATAGACTCGATCAAGCTAAGGGTTTTAGGCAGGCCACCTTCACCACCTAGAATTGCAAGGGCATCTACTAAATCTTTGCCTAGTGTCTCAGCTACGTTTGCGCCCGCTACGGTTAATTTGTCTAACGATCCAGCGTAAGAGTCTGCAGCTAATTGCGCCTGGCCTTTACTGACCTTAGCCACCTGGGCTAAAATCTCCTCAAAACTCATAGCTGCTAGCTCGGCTTTACTTAGGCCAATCTGATACTTCATTAGGCCACGGGTATTACCCTGGTAAGCCTTTGATAAATCGGCTGTAACGCTCACAACATCCACACCACTTAGTGCGCTTAAATCTAGGGCTGTGCGTAGTAAATCTTGTGACTTAATGTAATCGCCCGTACTGGTAAGTAACATCTGATAGGCAGGGCGTAGCTTGTCATCTAATATGCCGTATTGTTTTTCTAAGTCAGATATAAACGTTTTAACGGCTGGGTCAGCAAAAGCTAAACCTAAATTATTAAGAGTTTTGCTTAGTACTTTAGCGGCTTTGTCATCGTCTGCAAAAGCCTTAACGGCTTGCATCGCACCTCTAGCGCCAAAAGCTAGGCCAAAAGCTCCAGCTAAACCTTTTACGCTTTTAGTAAGTGTCTTAGTAGCTGTCTCTGCCTTACTAAATGCCTTTTTGCCTGTAAACTCCGAGGCTATATCTATAACTACGCTGGCCATAATTACACCTTTGTACTTTGATTGAGTTTAGCCGCAGCTGAGTTAATGGCTGTAATGACCGCATCTCTAGCCTTGCCATTATTTTCATCGTAAGCCCTAAATAAAACGCGCCCCTGCATCCTGTCTTTACCCTTAAAAGGTGCGTTATATTTTTGCTGTTGGTTTTTTACAAAAACACTCTCAGGGCTTAACTTACCCATACGCTCATAGATAGAGGCTGCAGCGTTTTTGTTAAAGATACTGACCAACGATCTAAAACCTTTAGAGTTAGGTTTTGAGGGTGTGGTCTTATAGCCTATTTTAGATTTTGCTATGCTCACATCATAAGTAGGGAAGGTGCCCATAGAATTAGGCCGTGCTATCCAACCGCTTAGTATCTGTCCATTATCGGGCAGGTATCCTTTGCCAGTTTTAACTATAGGTTTGAGAGCAGTAGCTACCTCTTTAGGCAGCGCTTTAGCCAGGTCAGGGGTAAACTTTTTAAGAGCCTTGCGTAACTCAACGCCCCCTTTTACCTCTACTGGCATTTTGTTGCTCCTTAGCTTTATCGGTTAAAACCTTTAACATATTCTTAAACATATACGTATCCAGGTCTAGTAAATACTGGGGCGCGATTCCTGTTTCTACGGCTAGCTGTGCGACCAGGTAACCAAAACTACCGCGCCCCACTATTGCGAAGGGTCATCGTCCAATACCTCAACCTTAGCTAAGGTGTCTAAAAACTCTGCCCCAAACATAGGTACGGTTTGCCCGCTTGTGCGTAAACACTCCCAGGCTAGCCAGTACACATCGCTTTGCTTTTCATCATCTCTAAAAGCTTTGTGAAAGCCTTTTTTTGCATATAACTCAAAGGCGTACTCAATACGTGGCGTAATCTGATGATCCGATACGCTGCCGTCTGCCCTTGTTATTTTAAGTTTTGCCATTGTGTTAGCCCCTTTTGTTTATTCTCAGCTAGTTGTAATTACGATTGGTGAGTTACAGGTAAAGGTAATGCTCTGAGTAGCAATATCTGCAACAGCGCCGTTAATATCTGTAGTGTTATTAACTAGCACAGTAGTGCTGTAAAGCGGGTTAGTTGCTGAAGTTGCAGCGCTTGTCTGCTTGAGCGTTAGGGCTACAGTTGTACCCCAGGCAGCTTGCAAAGTTGCGTTTACGTTTGCTGCAGCTGTATCGCTTAAAAAGTCTAGAGTGATAGTGCTAGCCTCTAGACCCTT